ATACTTTAAGTTATTTAATTAAGAAAAGAAATTCATTATATTTAAAAGGTTTAAATGATGAAAAGATAAATGATAAGATAAGAGTAATACAACACAAATTAAGGGTAGCACAATAGCTATCCTTTTTTAATATGTTAAAGTTTTGTTAAAATTTTAATAAGTTGTTTATAATTAAAAAATAGTATTATATTTGTATAACAATTAACAATTAAAAAAAACATTATGAAAACATTATTAAAAGATTTCGCATTAGCATTATTATTATGGGTTGTATTTTTTACTGGTTCATTAATCCTTTTAAACGTAATTTAGTATGACACCACAAGAAAAAAAAGAATTAGATTATGTTTTAAAAACAGCAACAAAAGTTTTAATAGGTGCAATAGTAGCAGCATTAGTATTATTAACAATAGCAATTATAAAATTATGAAAATAGAAATTATTAGAAAATTAGATATACTTTTAGATTTACAAAGTGAAGAAAATATCCACCAAATAACTTTGATTAATTCAATTAAGAAAGATTTAATTAACGAATGGAATGCATCAGATAACTATGCACAACAAATCAGAGAAGTATTAGATATGGATAACACATATGATTTATTAAACAACATTAAAATAAGATAATATGATAACAACTTTTGATAACAAACAATGGGATAAACAAGAACTATTAGACAATATGTATGATGATAGTTTCTATTATGGATATTTAGGTAAAAATGCATTAAGTAGTTCATCAGCAAAAATGCTTATATCTTCACCTAAAACATATAAATATGTTACACAATATGGTAGTGATGAAAGCCAAGCATTAAGGGATGGTAAACTATTTCACACAATGATATTAGAACCACATAAGTTAAATGATTTAGTAATTGTTGATGTAGCAACTAAAGCAGGAAAAGAATACAAACTTGCAAAAGAACAAGGTTTAGAAGTTTACACAAGAAAAGAATATCAAGATGCAGAACGTTTAACTGATGCTTTATTAAAAAACAATGAAGTTGTATCTTTAATGAGTAAATCGCAAACAGAAATACCAGCTATTGAAATGATTGATGGAATACCATTTAGAGCAAAAGCAGATATATTAAAGCCAAATATGATTATAGATTTAAAAACTACAACAGGTGTTAAAGACTTTAGATATAGTGCTGATAAATATAGCTATGATTTACAAGCATATCTTTATAAAAAGATGTTTAATGTTGATGACTTTATTTTTGTTGCAATAGATAAAGGAAGTTTAGATATAGCAATCTTTGAATGTAGTGATGAATTTTATGCTAAAGGTGAAGCAAAGTTAGAACAAGCAATATCTAACTATAAATATTTCTTTGGTGAGGAAGATATGGATTTAAATCAATATGTATTAAGAGGAATACTTTAACAATTAAAAAACAATTTAAAACAAAAACAAATGAAAACAATAGAAATTAAAAGAGGAAAATTTAATGCTTATTATTTAATAAGTGATTTAAAAGTAGCAAATGTAAATAGGGATTTATTTACTAAACATTCAGAAGCATTTAAAAATAAATTAAATGATTTTGGATGGATGATGCCAATAGTCGTTTCAGATAAAGGTGATGTAATTGAAGGTCATCATAGATTATCAGCAGCTTTAATGTTAAAGCAAGAAACAATACCAGCTTATATTGTTGATTGGGTTGATACTAAAAATCAATTAGAACATTTAGATTGCATAATTAATTTAAATAATGGAAATAGAGCTTGGACTAAATTAGATTATTTAAAAGCATTTGCTGGAAAAAATAAAGATTATAGAATAGTATATAATTCTTACTTAAGTAATTTAAATAATATTTCAATAGGAAATATAATAAATTGTTATTTTTATAAAAACAATAAGTTTAATAAAGGATTATCTAAAATAAGAAATATAGAATTTGCAGAATATTTAATTAATAATATTAGTAATTTAGTTAGCAAACATACTACTAAATATATTCAAGCATATTGTGTTAGAGAATTAATTAATGTTGCTTATTCTAAAACTAATATGGATAAAAAAGCTATGGACTATTTATTTAAATATTATGATAATATGGCTACTATTAAACATTTATCTTTAACTTCAATTTCTGATTTTAAACCACATATTGAACATATTTTAAACGATTATAAAAAAATACAATGCAATTAACAGATAAAATAACAATAACAAACGAGGATAATATGTTATTGATGGCATATATGGGGTGCAAATTATTTTACTGAATATTTAAAACCCAAAAAAGCTTGGATATTTTGGTATAAAGGTCAAAGAGATTTAACAATGTCCGATGGTGAAATGGCTTGGACTTCATTTGATACTGTTACAAGACAATTTGAATTAAATAGAGCTTCTTTAATTGCACAAAATACTTTTCATCCAACAGAAAAACCGTATAAACTTTATAAATGGATTTTAGACAAATACGCAAAAGAAAACGATAAAATACTTGATACACATTTAGGTTCAGGTTCAATAGCAATAGCTTGTCACGATTATAAATACGAATTAACTGCTTGTGAACTTGATAAAGAGTACTACGATAAAGCAATACAAAGAATACAAAACCACGTAGCACAACAAAAGCTATTCTAATGAATGATATAGCAACAGAACATTATAATATTACCTTATATGAAATAGAGCAAGGAATGACTATTGAACAAATAAGGTTTATATTAAAAGAATATGAAGCAGAAGAATTATATGAAGAATGTCAGGGAATACATTTAGCATTAGAAATAGTATTATTTAACATACTAACACAATTAATAAAACAAAGTAAAAAACAAAAAATAAAAATAAGATGGAAACGCAAATAACATTACAATTAAAAAAAGCAATAAAAGAAATAACAGGTGTAGATATAAATGAAGTTACACGTAAAAGAGAAACAATAGAAGCAAGAGCAGTTTACTATAAGATATTAAAACAAATAGATAAAAAGAAGTCATTAAAATCTATTGGTGCTTCAGTAGGAAAAGACCACGCAACAGTATTACATTCATTAAACAACTATGATATGTTTGAACAATTTAATCCAACATTAAAACTATTTAGAAAACAAATATTACAAAGATTAAATTACATAAAACCAGAAGATATTTTAGATGTGTCTAAAGATGAATATATACAAAGTTTACAAATAGATATAATGAAACTAAATGATGAAATAGCAAACTTGCAAGAAACGATTACTAACTTGCAAAAACCAAGAAACAATTACAACATAGTAAACAACATACAACAATTACTAATAGAAACAGAAGGTACAGAACAATGGCAAATAATTACAGAAAGATTACAAGCATTATATAGAATGAATAAAAACATAAAACTTTAATAAGATGAGAATAGAAACAAACTACACAGACAGATTTAGTTTAGGTATTGTTATTGGTAAAAATGAAATATCAATAGCATTAGTATTAATAATAATAGATATAAAATTATGGCAGATATAGCAAAATGTAGTGATGCACTATGCCCATCAAAAGAATACTGTTACAGGTTTACAGCACCAGCATCAGAATATTTGCAATCATACGAAATGTTTAATAGAGAAAGTGATGCAGATAATTGTGAAATGTTTTGGGCAAATGGTAAATGTAAATATTGTAATTTAGAAAATGATAATCACAAAATGAGTTGTCCAATAATGAAAATACAAGTGAACTTATGACACCAAGAGAAAAAGCAGAAGAAATAACTTTATTATATTATAATTTAGGTAAACATTTATATGTTCCTATAAGTTTTGCAAAACAATGTGCAACAATAGCAGTTGATGAGATAATTGAATTTGCTTATAATTATACTGACTATAATGAAAAATCAACAAAAGAATATTGGCAAGAAGTTAAACAAGAAATAGAAAAGTTATGACACCAAAAGAAAGAGCAAACATACTATTCAAAAAGTATAGCAAAGAATATAATAGATTTGTTGTAACAGGTTATATTAAACAAGGTTTAGATGAATGGAAAGAAATAGCTATTGAATTAGGTAAGTTATATAAACAATAAACAAAAATGTTTATTTTTAAATTGATAATAATTTTTTTCAATTATGGAAGATAAACGAAAATACAATGGTGGTCATATAAATAGTGGTCGTAAAGCTAAAGCAGAAGAAGTAGCATTAATAGAGAAACTTACACCTTTAGAACCATTAGCATTTGCAGCATTAGAAAAAGGATTAGCAAATGGTGATTTTAAATTCACACAATTATTTTATAATTATTATGCTGGTAAACCAAGAGAAACAAAAGATATAACTGTAAGTAATGAACAACCTATATTTAATATTGATTTAGATGAAGTTTAAAGCATTATCTTATGGAGTTTATATTAACTACTGCAATTAAAAAGTTATTACGTTTAAAGCAACGTATTAAAGTTATTAGAGGTGGAACATCAGCTGGTAAAACATTTGGTATTCTACCTTTACTAATTGACAAAGCAATTAAAGAACCTAATTTAGAAATTAGTGTAGTATCTGAAAGTATACCACATTTACGTAGAGGTGCATTAAAAGACTTCTTAAAGATTATAATGGCACTTGGTAGATATAATGATGAACAATTTAATAAATCTACTTTAAAGTATAGTTTTACAAACGGAAGTTATATTGAGTTTTTTAGTGTTGACCAACCTGACAAATTAAGAGGTGCAAGAAGAAACATATTATATGTTAATGAGTGCAACAATATAGATTTTGAAAGTTACTATCAATTAGCAATTAGAACTTCAGGTGATATATGGTTAGATTATAATCCTACTTCAGCATTTTGGGTAGATAAAGAAATATTAACGCAATCGGATGTTGATTTTATTACATTAACTTATTTAGATAATGAAGCATTATCAGATACAATAGTGCAAGAAATAGAAGCAGCAAAAGTAAAAGCATTAACATCTACATATTGGGCAAATTGGTGGCAAGTTTATGGTTTAGGTCAAACAGGTAGTTTAGAAGGTGTATGTATTACTGATTGGCAAGAAATAGATTTACCAGCAGATGCAAGAATATTATGTTATGGAATGGACTTTGGTTATAGTAATGACCCAACAAGTTTAGTAACAATGTACAAATATAATGATGCTTATATATTTGATGAAGTAATTTATAAGAAAGGATTATTAAATAGTGAAATATCTAATTTGTTAAAAGCAAATAATGTAAACGAAATTGTTTATGCTGATAGTGCTGAACCAAAATCAATAGCTGAATTAAATAGTTATGGTCATAATGTATTACCAGTATCAAAAGGAAAAGATAGTATCTTATTTGGTCTTAATTTAATTAATCAAAACAAAGTTTATGTTACATCAAGAAGCAAGAACTTAATTAACGAATTAAGAAACTACATTTGGCAAACTGATAAGACAGGAATTAAAATGAATAGACCAATAGATGCATACAATCACGCAATAGATGCTATGCGTTATGCTATAACAAGTCAATTAGAAAATCCACATAAAGGAAACTATTTTATATATTAATAACATTATATTGTTATTTTAAGTGTATTTAATACTTTTAATATTTAAAATATATTCAAAATAACATTATAATATCATTTTACTAATGAGTTACGGACAAATAATAGCAGCAATACAATGTTACATTCATCACGTTAAAGGTGTTGAAGTACAAATTAACTTACCAAGAAACATAGGTGAAATAAAAAAGATGCAACAAATGTATAATGTAGCAAGTGTTTACCTTTTATAGTAACATAAGTATTAAAATTAGGTTTTATATTGACACAAAAGGTAATGAAAGAAGAAGAAGATATATTTGAAAATATGGAGTTTGAAGCAGCTGATACAAGATATGAAATAATATCAATGTGCAATAGTGCTTTAAATGCAGTTGAAGGATTTGACACAGGAATGATAAGTAAAGAAGATGCATTTAAGATTAAAGAAATTAGAAGAAAGTCTTTAGCTTTAATTGATTTGCATATTGGAATGATATATGATGAAAACTTTGAAAGTTAAAGAAAAGTTAAAATGTATTTTATTTAAAACAATATAGTTATATTTGTATCAAATAAAAAACAAATGAAAACATATATGACAAAGTATTTAATAACTTACTGGACAGAAAGAAATGATGAAAGCACAGATGTAGAAATAGAACTATATGCTTATAATGAAATAGATGCACAAAGAAAATTCTATGATATGAATATAGTACATAAGAAAATAGAAAGTGTAAAAGAATTGGTTTAAAATTAGGTTAATAATGGTTGAAGAAAGACTTGCAGAAATGTAGGTCTTTTTTTGTTTAATACAATTTAGACTTTATTTTATTTTTAAATAAAAAAACAATGAAGTTACAAATTACAATACCAACAAGTTTAGAAGAAATAACATTAGAGCAGTATCAAAAGTTTTTATCTATTGCAAAAGATAATCCTGATGGTGAATTTCTACAACATAAAATGGTAGAAATATTTTGCGGTATAGATTTAAAGAATGCTGCTAAAATAAGTTACAAAGATGTAAATGAAATAACAACTAATTTATCAAATCTATTCAATCAAAAATATGAATTGAAAAGAACATTTAAATTAGGTAATACTGAATTTGGATTTATAACTAACCTTGATGAAATAACGTTAGGTGAATATACTGATTTAGATAAATACATAAGTGATTGGGATAAGATGCATAATGCAATGGCAGTATTATACAGACCAATTACAAAGAAGTTAAAAGACAAATATCAGATTGAAGAATACAATGGTAGTTATACTTATTGTGATGCAATGAAATATGCACCAGTAGATGTTGTATTAGGTGCTGTTGTTTTTTTTTACAATTTAGGCAACGAATTGTTGAAGTCTACGATACATTATTTGGAGAACAACAAGGAGTTTCAGAGTATAGCAAACAATCACAATTTGGAAGTAAATGGGGTTGGTATTCATCATTCTATGCTCTTGCTCAAGGAGATGTTAGAAGATTTGAAGATGTTTCCAGACTTCGATTATCAGTTGCATTAACATTTTTAACGTTTGAGAAAGAAAAGAACCAAATAGAAACAGAATTAATAAGAAGTAAATAATGAAAGGATTTTATCAGGTAACAACAGCAATTAAAGACCAACTATATAAAGATGTATTTGTTAATACAGTTTCATCTGGTGATATATTTGAAATTGATTTAAACAAGCAAACTATATTTCCTTTGTCGCATATTATTGTAAACAATGCAACGTATAATAATAACACTTGGTTATTTAATATATCAGTTCTATGTATGGATGTTGTAGATTTTAGTAAGACTGAACAAACAGACCAGTTTTTAACAAATGATAATGAGCAAGATGTGTTACATACTCAACTAATGGTTATTAATAGATTGTTAGAAGTATTACGCAGAGGTTCTTTAAATGATGCTGGTTATGAATTAAGTGGTACACCTAATTGCGAACCATTTGTAGATAGGTTTGAAAACAAGATAGCTGGTTGGACTGTTACATTTGATGTAATGGTAGCTAATGAAATGACAAGTTGCGAAAATGAATGCTAATAATTTAACATCTACTAAAGAAGTTTTAGAAGCTTATAAGAAATATGTTATTCAACAAGCACGTAGTAACCTTTCAAAAAGCAATAAGAACGTTTCTAAACAACTTTATAATCAAATCAAAGGTGAAATACTATTTGAAGATAATTACTTCTTATTGGGCTTTAGTATGCCTGATTATGGGTTTTATCAAGATGAAGGTGTTAAAGGTGCAGACCCAAGTAAAGTATCAAAGAATGCAAAGATAAAAGGACAACAAGCACCGAATAGTAGATTTAAATTTAAAAAAAGAATACCATCATCACCATTTGAACAATGGGCAAAGTTTAGAAACATAAGATTTCGTGATGCAAAAGGAAAGTTTAAAAAAGGCAATTATAAATCAATAGGATATATTATAGCTAAAAATGTATGGGCAAGAGGAATAAAACCAAGTTTATTTTTTACTAAACCATTTGAAGCGGGATATAAGAAATACATAGATACAGATTTAATAAAAGCATTTGGTGACGATATAGAAACATTAATAGATTATACAATAACAAATAAATAAAATAAAATGCCAAGTATAAATGTAATATTTGCAAGAAGTCCATATCAGGTTATAATTGATGAAGCAAGTCAGGTTAAAACTAAAGTAGAATTAAGACTTTGGAATAAAGGTGATACTAAACCAACAGACCCAACTTATATAATGAGTAAGGGAATTGCATCTGTAACACAAACTGAAACTAATTATAATATATCACCATTTATTTTAGAGTATATAGACAAATATTTTTTAGAATATTCTACAACTACAATAACAGAAGCAGATAATAAAGAATGGTGTATAGGTGAGTATATTACTTATTATAGTACTGATGGAACTACATATAATATAATAGACACAATAGAATTTTGTGCAGTAAATGGATATTCAACAGTTGAAGAAGGATTAAATTTAGACTTAACAAAAACACAAGCATATTTATTATTAGCAAATCCTTTAATCAAAGTTTATTGGAATACTATTATACCATATTACAATTTTATTGTAAGAGAAAAAGATAATGAGTATCAAGCAAAATGGATAGACAAAGCCGAAACTGTTTTAAAGTCAGAAACATTTTATACAGGTGTTGATGAATTTTTTAATTATGCTATTCCTTTAGTTTATGGTGCAAGTGTAAGAATAGATATATATAATAAAACTACAAATGAATTACTTGAAAGAGTTGAAACACAAGAAATATGTGAACCAAAATATCCTATTCAAGTTATGTGGTTTGTGAATAAATTAGGTGGATGGAACCATTTTTCATTTTTTAAAGCAAGTTTTAATTCTATTGATGTTAAAAATAGTGATTATTCATTAATGCAACAAGAAGTTGATTATGATTATCGTAAAGGGCAAACAAAACCATTTAATATAAACGGTGGTCAAACTATTAAAGTAAATTCTGGATGGGTTACTGAAGATTATTTTGAATGGATACAAGAAATGATGTTAAGTGATACTATATTATTAAATCCACAAACACCTGTTACAATTAAGACAATGAATATGGATAAGAAAACATCTTTACAAGATAAAACTATTAACTATACTTTAGAATTTAATTTTGCAAACAAACTAATAAATAATATAATATAATGGAATTATATATTTACGTTGATGATGTTGCTAAAAGAGTTGAAATGTTTAAAGATGAAAAAGTTTCAGTTACTTCTACAATACAAAACTATTCAGATATTGGTAAACTATTTACAGACTATTCACAATCATTTACAATACCAGCATCACCTACAAATAATGCTATCTTTTCACATTGGTATGATAATGCAGTTGATGATGGATATGATGCAAGAATTAGATACAATGCATATATTGAAATAGAAACAATACCATTTCGTGAAGGTAATGTACAATTAGAAAAAGCAAATAAAAAGAATGGTTATATTGAAAGTTATACACTTACATTCTATGGAAATTTAACACAATTAAAAGATAAGTTTGGTGAAGACAAATTAAATAGTTTAGATTTTAGTTCTTTAAATCATACTTATGATGCTTCTACTGTTGTTTCTAAAATCAATACTAATGGTGCTGGTGTTTTATATCCTTTAATTGGTAACACAAGAAAGTTTGATTATAAGACTGCAACTACTTTTGATGTAACTACAAACACAGGTGCTATTAATTGGGATGATTTATTTCCAGCAGTACCTATAACAACAATATTAGATTTTATTGAAACTAAATATGGTTTAACATTTACAGGTAATTTTTTAGGATACAATCAATTTAGTAAGTTATATATGCTATTGAAAAATAGTGAACTTCCAAGAGCATATAATGCTGGTATATTTTACGACCAATTTAGAATTGGCGGTACTGCTACTTTTCCAGAATACAATACAACAACAGACACAATAACAACTGATTGGAATAGTGCTTATTTTGTAACAGGTTCACCACCATTTCCTACATATGGTGGAAATAGAAGAATAATAATTAAATTTGATACTATATTAGCTTCACCATATTTAACAACAAATTACAAAGTTGAATTATTACAAGATGGAGTTATTACACAAACATTTGATAATTTAATAGGAAATCAAACTTTATATTTATTAGATGTAAGACAATCAGATGACCCCGCAAGTCATCAATATAAAATTAGAGTTTCTGCTTTAGGTGCTTTTGTTTTTAAGGGTAGATTTGATTATGTAAGAAGAAATGTTTATGGTGACCAAACAACTGTTTCTCTTAACTATGCATCAAGTGGTTCGCCTACTGGTCAATCATTTTCAGCAATACAAAATGTTGTTAATTATGTTCCTGATATTAAAGTTGCAGATTTCTTTATAGGATTAGTTAAAATGTTTAATTTAATTATTACACCAATTAATGAAACTACATTTAAATTAGAACCATTAGAACTTTATTATCAAGCTGGACAAATAAAAGATTTAACGCCATTTATTTATGCTGATGAATTAGATATTGAAAAGCCCAAACTATTTAAGTCAATAGAGTTTACATATGAAAAGTCTGAAAACATTTTAAACAATTCTTTTAGTGGTTTATTTAATAGACAATATGGCGATTTAACTTTTGATAGTGGTTCAAATTCAGAAAGTGGTAAGTATGAAATTAAATTACCGTTTGAAGATGTTATGTGGGAAAGAGCAACAGGATATAATTTTCAAACTGCTACATTATTAAACAAAGATTTACAAAGTTATACACCTAAACCAATATTGATGTATAACAATGATTTAAGTGATGTTTCTGCTTTTCCTATTAAAATTTATAATGGAACTGGTTACACAAACGTAAATAATTATGTAAGATTTAACAATGAAATAAATACAGGTGCAACTGATTTAAGTTATTTATATTCTATAAACTTTGGTAATGAAATATCATCTTGGTATTTAGTAAATGCACCACAAGGATTATACAAAAGACACTATGAACAATATATTGCAAATCTTTATAATCAAAAAACAAGGGTTTTAAAAGCTAAAGCAAAATTAGAACCACAAAATTTGACTGAATTAAAATTAAATAACAGAATTATAATTAGGGATAATAGATATATTATTAATTCTTTTACTACTGATTTAACAAGTGGTGAAACAACTTTTGAATTGATAAATGATTATAGAGTTTTAGGGTATGATAGTGTAGGGTATAGATATGCAAATATAGAATTATTAAACGTAGATAAAGAAGCACAAGAATTTCAATTAGATTTATATTTAGGAATGTTTAAAGAGTTTACAATAAATTCTTTATCAGGGTTTTTGTCTTCACCAAAAAGTGGAACATATTACAATGATGAAAGTATGGTTGTTACAATAGCTGCTAATACAACAGGAATAGAAAGAACAAGTAATGTAAGTATTAAGTTTAAAGATTTTAACAACGTTGAAACAACAATAGAAATTCCAATAACACAAAACGCATAATGATAAAGTTAATATTAGAAATGCTACAATTAGATGAGCATTACGGACAATCAGAAACAATAGAAATAGCAAAAGGTAAATATGAATTACCAACAACTTGGTCAAGAACATTTAAACAAATAAAAAGAGAATGGAAAATAAAGAAATAAATTTAAAGATAAATAGTAACATTGATGATGTAACTAAAGAAATTAAATCTTTAAATAAAAATTTAGATAAGACAACTGATGTAGTAAAAGATGTTGGTAAAAGCACTAAAGAGGTTGAAAAAAATACAAAAACTTTAGCTGATGGTTTCAAAGGTGTAGGATTAGCAATTAAAGCTATGGGCATTGGTCTTGTGATTAGTGCTATGTCTACATTGAAAGAAGTATTTATGAGCAATCAAAAGGTTGCTGATACAGTTGCTACTGGTATGGGAACAGTTGTTAATGTATTTACTAAAGTTGTTGATGTTGTTGTTTCAGTTGTTGAAAAGGTTAATCAATCAAGTAATGGATTTAAAGGATTAACAGCAGTTATTTCTGGTTTAATTACAATATCATTAACACCATTAAAATTAGGTTTCTATGCAATATCTTTAGCTATTGATGAAGCCAAACTTGCTTGGGAAGAAAGTTTCTTTGGTGATGAAGACCCAAAAACAATAGAAAAATTAAATAAAAGAATTTCTGCAACAAAAGATAATATTGTTGAAGTTGGTAAAGATGCATTAGATGCTGGAAAGAAAGTTGCAAATAATATTGGTGCTGCTATAACTGAAGTAGGTGCAGTAGTTGAAGGAACAATAGATGGTGTTAGTAAGATATCTGTTAAAGCTGCTTATGACCAAGCAAAAGCAAATGTTCAATTACAGAACACAGCAAAGTTAGCAGAAGCAAATCAAGCAAGGTTAGTTGAACAATATGACAGACAAGCAGAAAAATTAAGACAAATAAGAGATAATGATTTAATTTCTATTGATGACAGAATAAAAGCAAATAATGATTTAAAAGATGTTTTAGATAAACAACAAAAAGCTATGATTGGTCAAGCAGATATGCAAATTGCTGCTGCCAAGAATACTTATGAAATGAATAAAACTATTGAAAATCAAGTAGCTTTAACAAATGCTTTAGCAAACAAAGAAGGTGTACTTGCACAGGTTGAAGGATTACGAAGTGAACAAATAGCAAATAACATAGCATTAACAAAAGAGAAAACTGCATTACAACAATCAGAACTTGAAGGTATAACTAATTTATCTATTGAGCAAAAGAAATTTAATGCTGAATTAGAAAAAGATGATTTATTAAGATTACAAAAACAAAAGGCAGTATTAGAAGAAGAAAAAGCTATTGAACTTGCAAGATTACAATCTAAAATAGATGGTGCTGTAAAAGGAACACAAGCAAGAGTAGATGCAGAAAATGAATACAAAACAAAATCACAAGAAATAAACAATGCAATAATAACTAATAAAGCAGAAACTGATAAGGTAATTCTTGACCAAGAAAAAGCAGTTGCTGAAGGTAAAAAAGCTATTCAAGATGCTTCATTTGCTGCTATGGAAGGTGGTATTAATTTATTAAAAGGTTTATTTGAAAAAAACAAAGCAATTCAAAAAGGATTATTGTTAGTAGAAAGTGCTGTTGGTATTGCTAAAATTGTTACTAATACAGTTGCTGCTGATGCTGCTGATGGTCTTGTTGCTGCTACAATGGGTCCAGCTGGTATTGCATATAAAGCAACTAAATTTACTTTAAATAGAATTAATGCTGGTATTGGTATTGCTGCAAATATAGCTGCTACTGCAAAAGCATTAAGTGCATTAGGTGGTGGTGGTTCATCAAGTAAACCTGATATGGGTGGTGGCGCTGGAGGTGGTGTTGGTGCTGCTCCACAATTTAATGTAGTAGGAAATAGTGGTGTTAATCAATTAGCAGAAACAATGCAAGGAAGGTCAGCACAAGCACCAATACAAGCATATGTAGTTGCACAAAATGTAACAACAGCACAATCATTAAATAGAAACATAGTTAGTAATGCTTCTTTAGGATAGTTAAAAGCAACATTAACTAATAAAAACAGACTTAATGTTACTTATTTAAAACAAAATATAAATAATTTAATTTTTAAAAAAAAGTATAATGAAAAAGTTAGAAACTATTTATTTAGATATAGACGAACAAAATTTACAGGATGGAATAGACGCAATTAGTTTAGTGAAATTTCCAGCCATAGAGGAAACGTGGGTTGCATTAAATGAACACAAAGTAGAATTAAAAACTATTGATGAAGATAAAAGAATAGTTATAGGTTTAGCTTTAATACCTGAAAAAGATATTTACAGGAGAAATGGTGATTATGAATATAACATTCGTTTCTCAAAAGATACAGTTAGAAAAGCATCTGAATTATATTTAAAGAAACTTAAAATACATAATTCAACATTAGAACACGACAAAAAAACAGAAGGAGTTTATACAATAGAAAGTTGGATAGTTGAAGATGTTAAACGTGATAAATCTGCAATATATAATTTAAATGCTGTTGAAGGTGCTTGGGTTGTAGTTCAAAGAATAGATAATGAAGAAGTTTGGGCAGATGTTAAAAATGGTTTGTATCAAGGATATTCCATAGAAGGATATTTCAGTGAAAAAGCAGAATTAAATTTACAAGAAAGTAAAGAGCAAGAATTGATTGAAAAAATAAAACAAATATTAATTAATGTTTAACATATTTAAAATGGGAAAAAACAAGTACACAAGTCCAAAAGATGCAAAAAGAGGTTGCTTATGTGATGATAGCACATATTCATCAGAATGTTGTAAAGGTGAATTAATAAATCAAGGTATTGGTTCAACAGTTTCACAAGGCACTTCAACTGTAACAGTTGTTGATGGAGTTAGAACAATAGTTAGAACAAACGGATAAACAATTTATAACAAATATAAATAGTATTAATTTTTAAATAAAAAATAGATGACACCAGAAGTAAAAAAAATTGGAAATAAGTTATTTGACAAAGTAGAATTGGCAAGTCAAAAAGTAGAATTAGGAGTTGTTGAAGATATAGCTAAAATGATATCAGATGCAAATTCTTTATTAAAGACATTAGTTGATGATAAAACATTATTAGCAAATGCAGACAAAGCTATTGCAGCAGCAAATGCAAATGCTGATAAAGTTGCAGTTGCATCAGAAAAAAATGTTCAAAAAGCAAATTCAATATTACCTAAAATTGGAACTATATTAGATAAAGCAGACCAAGCAGCAAAAGGTTTGGGATTAGATAGTAAAGGTATTACTGGTTATACTGATTTAGATAAACTTTATTTTGCATTAGAAGCAGCACAAAAAGAAGTTGGTGTAAGTTATAAATTTCAAAACTAATAAAAATGAACGTAGTAAATCAAATTAAAGAACTTTTGGGTATGGAAGTAAAACTTGCTCAAATGAAACTAATTGATGGTGTTACTGTTATTGAAGCAGAAACATTTGAAGTTGGAGATTACACAGAAACTAAACCATCTGTATTTATCTTAAATGAAGAAGAAAAAGTACCAATGCCAGTTGGAGAGTATATTCTTGAAGATGGTAATGTATTAAAAGTAGAAGTAGAAGGTATTATTGCTTCTATTGAAATGCCAGAAGAAGAAGCACCTGAAGTAGAAGTAGAAGTAGAAACTACTAAAAAAGAAGAAGAAATGGCAACTGAAGCAGCTACACCAAAAAGAGTAATTGAAAGTGTTACTAAAGAAATGTTCTTTTCTGAAATTGAAAAATTAAGAGCAGAAATTGCTGAATTAAAATTATCAAAAACTGAAGTAGTAGAAGCAGTTGAATTGTCAAATGATAACATTGAAGTTTTATCACATAATCCTGATGCAACTAATGAAGTTAAATTGAATTTATATTCAAGAAAAAGAAATGCTACAACGCTTGATGTAGTATTAAGTAAATTAAATAAATAATAAAAATAAAAATTAAATAAAAAATGGCTACAACAACAAGTATTACAACAACTTATGCTGGAGAATTTGCTGGTAAGTATATATCTGCTGCATTATTATCTGCTTCTACTATCGAAAATGGTGGTATTGAAGTAAAACCAAACATCAAATACAAAGAGGTAATCAAGAAAATTGCAACTGACGGGATTGTTAAGAATGCAACTTGTGATTTTGATGCTACTTCTACTGTAACATTAACTGAAAGAATTATACAACCAGAAGAATTTCAGGTAAATTTGCAATTATGCAAGAAAGATTTCCGTAGTGATTGGGAAGCGGTTCAAATGGGTTATTCTACATTTGATACTTTGCCACCTGCATTTGCTGATTTCTTATTAGCACACGTTGCAGCTAAAGTTGCTGAAAAAACAGAACAAAACATTTGGAAAGGTGCTACTGCTACTGCTGGTGAGTTTGACGGATTTGTAACACTTGCTACTGCTGATGCAACTGTTTTAGATGTAGCTTCTCCTGCTTCAGGTGGTGTAACTGCTGCTAATGTAATTGCTGAAATGGGTAAAGTAGTGGATTTAATTCCTGCTACACTTTACGGAAAAGAAGATTTGTATTTATACGTTTCACAATCAGTTGCTCGTGATTATGTAAGAGCATTAGGTGGATTTGGAGCATCAGGTTTAGGTGCTAATGGTACAAACGCACAAGGAACACAATGGTGGAACAATGGTTCACTTTCTTTTGATGGTGTTAAAATCTTTGTTTGTAATGGTATGGCTAACGATTATATGATGGCTGCTCAAAAATCTAACTTATTCTTTGGAACTGGTTTATTAGCAGATAGCCAAGAAGTTAAGTTAATTGATTTGTCTGACCTTGATGGTTCACAAAATGTTAGAGTAGTAATGAGATTTACTGCTGGTGTACAATACGGAATTGGTTCAGAGATTGTACTTTACACTCCTGCAGCATAATCATAAATAAATAAATTCTAAAAGGGTGGTGGAATAAACACCACCTTTTTTTTTAACTTTAAAAAAATATAAATATGGCTTGTGATATTAGTTTAGGTAGATTAGAACCTTGTAAAGATAGTTCAGGAGGTTTAAAAGCAGTTTATTTTGTTAATTGGGGTGATGCTACAGGATACACTTACGATGGAACAAATACAGATGTTATTGATGCAGTAGCTGGAACACCAACAGCATACAAATATGAGTTGAAAGGTAATTCATCTTTTACACAAACAATTACATCTTCAAGAGAAAATGGTACTACATTCTTTCAACAAGAATTGGCATTAACTTTGAAAAAATTATCAATAGTTGACCACAAACAAATTAAACTTTTGGCTTATGGTAGACCACAAGTAATTGTTGAAGATAACAATGGTAATTTCTTCTATTGTGGATTAGAACACGGAATGGATGTAACTGGAGGCACAATAGTCAGTGGCGCAGCAATGGGCGACCTCTCAGGATATACACTTACATTGACAGGAATGGAGCAAGTACCAGCGAATTTCATTGGAGATACTTTAGCTGGTGCTGGATTTACAGTAGTAGTAGGTTCTTAATAATTGTTTTTTTGTTTTTTAATTAAGGGGTGTTTAGGCATCCCTTTTTTATTTTAATCCTATATTAAAACAATTTTAACTTACTTTTATTTTTAAATAAAAAGAAAATGATAATTCTAAAAGAGCAAGTAGAAGAACAATCATTGAAATTCATTCCAAGAACATATAAAGCTACATCAATAGTTTTAGTAAATGAAATGACAAATGAAAGCACTACTATAACATCTGATTTTTATATAGATGGTTATTATCTATTTACAACAGCTACATTTGATTTAAAAGAAGGTAATTTTTATACATTATCAATTCTTAACAATACGGATGTAGTTTATAAAGACAAAATATTTTGCACAAATCAAGTTATTGCTGATTACACAATTAACAAAGATGAATATGTAGCAAATCAAACAACTAATGATTTTATAGTTTATGAATAATTCTAATATTTCTATTGTAAATTTAAGTGCTTATACAAGTCCTAAAATTCAAGAAAATAAAAAGCAAGGTTATATTGAGTATGGTGATGATAACAACTACTTTCAGTTTCTAATTGATAGGTTCTTATATTCAACAACAAATGGTGCTATTATTACAGGTATATCTAATATGATATATGGTAAAGGTTTAGATGCTTTAGATGCATCAAGAAAGCCAAATGAATATGCACAAATGAAAACTTTATTTAAGCCAGATATGTTGCGTAAAGTATGTTTAGAACGTAAACTAATGGGGATGGCTTCTATGCAAATAGTAAAGCAAAAGAATAAAGTAGTTAAAGTTGAACATTTTCCAATACATACTTTAAGAGCAGAAAAATGTAATGATAAAGGAGAAATAGAAGGATATTTCTATGCACCTGATTGGAGTAAAGTTAGACCTTCTGATAAATTAAAAAGAATACCAGCTTGGGGATTTGGTAATGGTAATGAAATAGAAATTATGGTTATAAAGCCATATTTACCAATATTTCACTATTATACACCTGTTGATTATAATGGTGCATTAGATTATGCAATGCTTGAAGAAAGCATTTCTGAATATCAAATAAACGATGTAAAAAATGGATTTAGTGGAACTAAAGTTATCAATTTCAACAATGGTATTCCAACTGAAGAAATGCGTGACCAAATTAAAGCAGATGTAAAAAATAAACTAACTGGTTCAAGAGGTGACAAAGTAATTGTAGCTTTTAATGCTAATGCAGAAAGCAAAACAACAGTTGAAGATATACCATTAAATGACGCACCAGCACACTATGAATATTTAAGTAATGAATGCTTTAATAAGTTAATTGTTGGTCATAGAGTTACTTCACCTATGTTATTAGGAATTAGAAATGGTGATGGTGGTTTAGGAAACAATGCAGATGAAATTAAAACTGCAACTTTATTATTTGATAATATAGTTATTAAACCATATCAATTAGAAATAATAGAAGCATTAGATGAAATATTGTTTTATAATGATATAAGTTTAAAATTATACTTTAAAACTATTCAGCCATTAGAATTTACTGAATTAGATAATACACAAAATCAAGACCAAGTAAAAGAAGAAACTGGTTTAAGTTCTCACACTTGTTTAAGTTTTGATATTGCTGATGCTTTAATTTCTAAAGGTGAAACTATGGGTAATGAATGGACTTTAGTTGATGAAGTAGAAGTTGATTATGAAAAAGAAGATGAATATGATGCTGAAATTGATTTAATAAACGAAAACAATAAAAAAAGCAAAAGTGCATTATCTAAATTATGGGAATTTGTTTCAACAGGAACTGCAAGACCAAACGCAAAATCACCTGAACAAGATGAACTTATTGATGGTGTACAATTTATTACAAGATATGTTTATAGTGGTAATGCAACAGGGCAAAGAGAATTTTGTAAAAAAATGATTAATGCTGATAAGGTTTACAGAAAATAAGATATTATTGCTATGGAAAGTCAAGCAGTTAATGCTGGTTTTGGAAAAAATGGTGCTGATAATTACTCAATCTGGCTTTACAAAGGTGGTCCAAGATGTGAGCATAAATGGTTGCGTAGAACTTATGCAAACTTTGAAGGTGTTAAAATAGACCCAACAAGTCCAACTGCAAAAGAAAAAGTTATTAGTCCATCTATTGCTGAACAATATGGTTATAGAATTAGAAATGAAAAAGAAGTTGCTATGAAACCAGCAGATATGCCAACAAAAGGTTTTACACAAGAGTATTGGGATAAAATGGGATTTAAAAACTAAGATATGGCACAGGCATTATTCATAAGTAGAGATGATATTGTAAAATTTACTGCATTAAATGGCAACATTGATGTAGACCGGTTTATCCAATACATTAAAATAGCACAAGATACACATATACAAACTTATTTAGGAACACAATTATTTAATAGACTAAATGATGATATTGTAAATGATGACTTAACTGAACCATATACAACGCTTTTAACGAAGTATATCAAACCTATGGTAATACACTGGTCTATGGTAGAAGCATTACCATTTTTGGCTATTACTATTGCTGGAAAAGGCATCTACAAACATACTTCAGAAAATGCTACAAATGTTGAAAAGAATGAAGTTGATTTCTTAATTGCCAAAACAAGCTAACGTTAAGAAGTTAGAAATTTTTTTTAAAAAAATAGAAAACAAAATTAAAGATGGGATTAAATTTTCAAAGCATTAAAGGAGACACATTTGACGAAGTAACTTTTGAATTACTATTAAACGATGCACCATATAGTTTAGAAGATGCTATTATTAGAATGCAGTTAAGAAAAGAATATGGTGGTATTCCTGTTTTATCTTTAACTTCAGTTGCTAATGCTGGTTTAACAATTACAAACGCTGCTAATGGACTTTTTAAGATTAATGAGCAAATAATTGATATTTGTGCATATAACTATTTATATGATATAGAAATTGAGTTTGGTGATGGAACTGTTAAGACTTACATAAGTGGTAATTTTCTAATTAAAAACGATGTAACAAGATAATGAGTGATATTATAGATATAAACGTAGGAGAAACTATTGAAGAAGTTACTATTAATGTAGTTGATAATCTAATTACAGTAAACATAAATAAAGTAACAGGTGGCGGTGGTGGAACACAAACACTTGCAGAAACTTTAGTATTAGGTAATGTAACAGGTGGTGAAAACATAAGTATTTCAAATGGTGATGCTATTATTTTAGATAATGGTTCAATGCTTAAAAAAGGAACTATTGATGCTGGTGATGGTGGTTCAGGTGGTATTGCTCAAATATGTGGTGTAGGATTTGAACATAAATGGGAAGCTGGTAGACTTTACATTATGAATAGTAATGGTAATGTTATTCGTGAAGTATCACATAATTTTACTATTACACCAACTGCAACTGATGATGTAACAAAAGGTTTTGTTCAAGATACAAGATGGATTTTAGATAATGGTGATGTTTATGTTTGTACTGACCCAACAGAAGGTGCAGCAGTTTGGGAATTAGTAAATACTGGTACTACACCTACACTTCAACAAGTTACTGATGAAGGAAATGAAACAACTTTGCCTATAAAAGCACACCAATTAGTAACACAAACTAATGGAAGTACAAAAGCAATGATTTTAAGTTCTAATAATGTTCAGACTGAAAGAACTGCTGAATGGCAAGATAAAGATTATACAGGTATTGCTGATATTTCAGATATTCCTGATACTTCTACTTTTGTACCTTATACAGGTGCAACTACTAATGTTG